AATCAAAACCACTCGTGTTTGTTTTTTGTTCGTTGTACAAGTCTTGTTGTAGTCTTTCGAAGGTTAGTTCAGGATTCCTTTTAACTCTTTTGTAAATCCACTTCAAGGAGTAAGCACTCAACATAAACTTTCTATTCAAATAAACATGAGTCTGTTCTGCTAAATACTCTTCTAAATTATTTACGTTGATTTGTTTAGAATCTTCTTCGTCAGGAATAATACTGCGCAACCATTCGACCAGTATCTGCCTGCCTTTGCGCCTTACTTCTTTAGCTCTTTTGCCATTCATTAGTGACCTCTTGTACTCTTGGTTCCTTAACAACAGTTGTAAAAAATGCTAGGTTTTTAGCGTACTTAAACACTCTCAAACCTTCTCCGTTGTTTGAGTCTTTATGGCAAGTGAGTTTGTGTCGGCAATAGACACATTGTTTAGGGAGCTTCATGTTCCCTGCTTTTCCGTCTAGTATAGGATTATAGCACAAGCTAGGCGGATTGTCAAGCTTTAATTGTCTTTTTAGTTTAGCGATTCTGTGTTTGATGTTTGGCTTATCCATTTCTTCTGGAATAAGTAGTGCCAGTTCTCCAGTTTCTTTGTTGATTGCTAAGAATCCTCCGTTGTTTGTTCCTTCACTTGCTTCGTACCCAGAGAGTTGCGCCATGTAACCAAACGGATCATCTTCAGGTAGTGTTCCATTTCTAAATTTCTGGAAAGCAAAACCCGAAGTTGACTTAACATCAATGACTTCTCCGTCTATGATACAATCCATGTGACCAAGCACACCCGATACTTTAACTTCTTTTTGTTCGTCAGTTACTTTGTGTCCTGCTAAACGAACCAACATCAATACAACTTCTTCTAACAAATGTCCATAAAGAAACTTAATTTGTGTTGAAGGTGTCATAGGCAATGGTTCATCTTCTGATTTAAAATCGTACCAGAGTTGACGATTAGGTTTACCTACATTAGACATCCTCAAGGTTTCTTTCTTTCTTTCGTAAGGTTTAGACCATTCAATAAGAATATTCTTCATGGCATTACCGAAATCTTCTGCGTCTTGTTCGGATATGTCTAGTGCTTTACCGTTACTAAGACCATCAAGTTCTTTGTAGATGTCTTCTACGAGTGTGTTCAGTTTCTTTTTCATAATGTTATTGATAGTCCTTCGATAATTTCTTGAGCAGTATTTCTATCTGTCTTAAACCATTCTCCGTTGTGTTCTTTAACAACCTTTTTAAGTTTGTTCATGGTTTTTGTTTCTGCTTTTCTTCTGTCGTTAAATCTTCTTGAATACAGAAGTTTATAATCTCTGTGTGGACTGCTTGTTTGATAACCATTACATCTATCTTCTGCATCAATAGCCATTCCAATCTTTAACCAACCATCAAAAGAAGGATTAGCTATTATATAGACATAACCTTCAGGTGTTTTTTCATATCCTTTTAAAGCTGAGAAAGCCGCGCCTTCAAAAGTTTTGAACCTTCCTGGTTTGTGTAAAGGATGAGACGTAGATACATACTTACCGTTAACATACATTCTTTGTGGGTTAGCTGTGGGGTTAGTTTTAGCAGACCAAGTATTACTACTATTTCTACAATCTCTACAATAAGACTGTCCTATATTTATTCCATTTTTTATATACTTTTGATATTCTGATAAAGGTTTATCTGTATTACATTTCTTACAATGTTTAATGTGTTTCATATCATCGTGTTTTATATCCTCCTTAAAAAACCTTGTTAAAAAGTCTTCTATACCATTTGATTTATAATAAGTTTCGTTATAAGTTCCGTCAGAATATATACTTCTCCATTGTCCTGTTCCTATATAATAATCATAAGAATATCTTCTTAGATGACCTGTACCATCAACTCTAGGTATAATTTTAGTAGTTAATTTTACTATGTTGTCATGTCTTTTATAATCTATTTTTAACTTATTTAAAAGTTTTTCAACGCTTTCAACGGTTTCTTTAGTGTGTTTCATTTTTGATTAGCTCCTTTTATTTTATGTTTATATAATTCTCGCTTGAATAAACTTTGTATTGATTGTTTTTTGTAGAGGCTCGATTAGAAATATTTTTCATGTTTTCAGAAACAGATACCCATTTTAAATTAGATACCGCATAATCGAGTTTATCTTCATTAATATGATCGGTATTGTATGTTATATTTGGAAACTCATTTAATACAAAAGCCATCGAAGCCAATCTATGTGCATAAATCCTTTTGCTGGTTAAATCATTATCTAATGTGTAACAAGGATAAACAGCCCTACTAAAATTAAGATTTACTATCTTTCCTGTATAGTTATTTTTTATAAATGGAAAGTCTTTTCTGTTAACGTATTGAGGTAATTGATGTTCACCACCTGTCTTAAATAAAGTATATTTATCTTGAGGTATAGAGTTAATAAACTCTGAAGTTCTATTTAAGTCAATAATTCTCTGTCCTCCCTCACCAAAAAAAATAGCACATTCTGAAATGTCTTTTTGTTCTTCTTCACTTATAATAATAGGTACTTCAAATAAATCAAGTTGGTCAGTGTGTTTCACTCCAATTATCTCCTGCTTTATATTCGGCATCCAAAGGACACTCCATGTTAAAATATTCTCCTGCATCTTTAATAGCTTGGACTGCAAGAGATCCAAAATTCTCTACATCTTTTTCAACGACTTCTACTTGCCACTCATCGTGAACATTAGCGACAAATTTAAAATCTAACTTTTCTTTTGTTGCCTTATCATTCAACAACATAAGAGCCTTTTTCATTACAACAGCACCTGCACCTTGTAGCAAACTATTTAAAGATGCATGAGGATGTCGTATGTAAATCTTCCTTCCGTCTAATCCTTTGAGATAACCCTTTGTCGATGCTTTTGATACTCTCTCTCGAAGTCTTCTAAATGCAGGGTTATTAGCAAAGAAATGTTCTTTAAGTCTTGCTCCATCTTTTGCGTTTCCTCCAACCACTTGTCCAATTTTTTTATTTCCTGCTCCGTACAAGAGTGCATAGATGAAAGTTTTGCTCTGATCTCTTGATTTAAGTCCTGCAGTTTGTTGATTACGTTGGTGGATGTCTCCGTTGATAATTTCATTTGTAAATTCCTCGTCTTTCATATAATGTGCAAGCATTCTTAATTCTAATCCTGAAGCATCAACGCCTACTAATTTATAACCTTCAGGAACAATCCAACAAGACCTACATTCTTTTCCGTAAGGACTTTTTAAACTAGGTATTTGTTGTGTGTTTGGACTCCTAGCTGACATCCTGCCAGTTATTGCTCCAGTGCATATGACAAAGCCATGTATTCGATCATCGTCTTCAACGGCCTCTATCCAGGAATCAATAAGAGCTATTCTTTTTTGAAGTAATAAATAATCAGCGATCAGTTTTACTTCAGGTATATTTTTTATCTTGCTTAATCTTCTTTCGTCAACAATAGGTTGACCAGTAGGTGTAAAATCCTGTGGTTTCCATCCAAAGTCTTGTAAGTATTCTCCTATTTGTTTCCTTGAGCCTAAGTTAAAATCTTGTAATTTCTTTCTCATAAACGGTTCTGGTTTAGATGTAACCCACTCTCCGTTCTCGTCTTGTTCAGGTTCTCTTAAAACTATTTCAGTAAGGACTTTATCGTATTCTTCATCTGTTAATCCTCTTTTGGATAATGTTCCATCTTTCTTTATGTACGGATTAACTTCACGCACATTGACAAGTTTGGGTTTGAAAACTTTATGAACCTCATCTTCTGCATTTTGCATTTTCTCTCGTAGGTCAGCAGATAACATCGTTGCTTGATAAGTGTTGAATAAAAAACCATTTTCTTCTTGTTGTTTTAAAATTTTTGAAACTTCTTGTTCAATCTTTACACTTTCTTTTGAAAAGCCTTTGGATTCTTCTTTTAATTTTTCATGTACTAAAGTATTTAATTGAACATCACGAACACAATACTCTAACATTTCTTTGGAGTATTCTTCGTATTCTGTAAAGTCTATTTTGTGGTATTTTAAGCGGTATCCCCACATCCCTAGACTATGACCTCCTTCTCTACTAGGATTGAATAACCTAGATAAAACCAGAGTGTCAATAAGTGTTTTGTGAGATAGATCAACACCTAATAATTTATGTATTACTGGAATATCAAAACCTATTATGTTGTGGCCTACTAATGTGTCTGCTTTTTGAAGTAACTCAAGACCTGACTCCAGTTGAGGAGGAGCAAATTTATAAATCTGACCAGAGCCAGAATCTTGAGCGACAATACACCACACTTTGGTGGCTTTTAAATCATCTGTTTCTATATCAAAGACTAATTCCATTGTAAGTCTCCGCTTTCTTTTTCAAAAGCTTCTCTTTGTAGTTCGTGTAATCTTCCAGTATTCCTGTCATAAGTAAGGCTAGTAGCGTAACCAACATCTCCTGTGTATCTAGATTTTAAAACTCGTAATACTGTAGTGTTAGCTTCTTCTGGATCGTCTGCTTGTTGGTTTCTTTCTAAAGCTATTACGGTATCACTAAGCTGTGCTATGGATTGACTACCTCTTAAATGACTTAGGTTGACTTGTATGCCGTTTTCATGTCCTTTGTTTCCATCTACTCTTCTTAGATGCGATACCAGGATAAGACCTGCACCAGTTTCTTCGACAATACTCCTGAGTCTAGTCATGATAGCGTCAATCGTTCTTCTTTCATCGCCTTCTGTTGTCGAACACACTAACATATGAAGATGATCTACAATAACCCACTTACAATTACAACCTATAATCATAAATCTAAGCTTTGAAAAGATTTCTTCGATGTCGTTTGTTCCAAAATGAGAATGAATCCATAATCTGCTGTTCCCTTTATCATCTTTTAGGATGTCAAAATAAGAATCTATTTCTTCTTTAGGTATATTTTCTCTTATGTGGTCTATATATAGTCTTGTGTCGGCCTCAATGGATAGAACACCATCGACAGTTCTTCGCCAGTCTTCCTCTAAGGCAATGATTCCTACATTATCTTCAGTCTGTTTAATTAAATGATGCGTTAATTCTCTAGTGACACTGCTTTTTCCTAAACCACTGCCAGAGGTTAATGTTAAAAGGGTTTTTTGTTGAAGACCATATATTTTTTTGTTTAATCCTTGCCAAGCAAAAGGAACAGTATCTATCTTTTCTCTTTTGTGAAAGTCTTCTCTCTTTTCAAAAACATTTATAACACCAGCAGGTGTGTATTTCTTAGCGTTCCAAAAACAATTAACGAATTTTTTATGTTCGTTCTTAATTAACATATCGTTAGCATCTTTGAAACCTTTTGGCAAAGACATGATTTTTGCTTTTCCTGGTTTCAAAAGTCTTGCTACTTTTTGAGATGCCTCTCTACCTGCCTTGTCGTTGTCAAAACAAATAACAACATTGTCGAAACCTTCTACAAATTCTAAGTTATTTCTTATGTCTTTTTCTGCGTTACCTGCACCATTTTTGATAGAAACAACTGGAAATCCACCGTATAATTGATATACGGCCATAGCGTCACATTCGCCTTCAGTAATAGTAAGATACTTTCCGTCTTTAAATAATTGTTGACCAAAAAGTACGGTTTCTGTTGTGTTTCCTTCCCAAGAAAATTTCTTGTTTTTAGTGTCTCTTGTTTTAGTAGCTACCTTATTTCCTTCGTCATTATAATAAGCATAGTGATGTTTACTTACAGTTCCATCTAATGCGTGTGTTGTCATCACATTAAACTTTCTTGCAGTTTCTTCTGTTATTTTTCTGTCGGATAAAGCACTAAAATCAGAAGTGATGATAGTGGTTTTAGCAGGAATAGGGTTTGTAAAAGGTGTTGCCGTTTCTTTGTAGTTAGGTATTCTTGTTTGACAACTGAAACACCATCCAGAACCATCTGAATTAATACCAAAACATTTTTTATGTCCACAACTAGGACAATCTAAATGTGTGTTTACAAATTTACTGTCTGAATCTTTACTCATTATTTGCTCCAATTAATGAAATTATAGAATTGTGACCTCCCTCCCAACCGAAGTTTCCTTTTGGCACTTCTTGCCCTTCAAGGTTATTAGAATTGATATTGCTAGGAAACGAAGAGTATTCGTTATATCGACTAGCTACTATCGGATAATCCTAAGTAACCCAGGATAAAACTAGTCTTCTTCATCTTCAGGAGGGAAAGAACCAGTTTCTTCTATATCAGGTTCAGATTCTTCTGTATCTTCGCCTTCACTGTTGACAACATCTACAATTCGACCAGAAAAGAAATTGATTCCTGCTTGTAATTCTTCTAAGTCTAGCACAAGATTCGCTTTCTTTTGGTTGAGTCTTTGAAGTCTGCCAAAGATTCCTTTAGCTTCATCAGGTAGATCATCAACTGAGATTTGAACATCGTCAATAGTGATGTAAGGTTGTTGTTGTTGCATTTCTGCTTGTGTGTTTTCTTCGGCCACTTTTTTATACCTCTTTATTTAAGTTAAAACTGTATTTCATTTTCGTCTGGGTTGTATTCGTTCAGCTTAGTTATCATAACTCCTTGCAACTCAAAGAATTTTCCAAACTTATTGTCGTAAGGTTTAACTTGAACGACACCTTCAGAACCATTACCTACAATAACATCCATTGGTTGCTTATCAGCATCCAGGAGTTTAGGTGGTTCATTGGTTTTTTCCATAGTTTGTCCAGTATCTCTGTCAGTCCATGTTCTTGAAACTGTTCGTTTTGCTGTCATTCTATGTTCGCCATCTTCGTTAGTGTTGATTTTATAACCTTCTGACGAGAATTTTTGAGCGTCTTCATCACTTAACACCATTGTTACGGTGTATTTATGGGGTTCGAATCTAGTTTGTGGTGTCGTGATGTTACACCACTCCAGATATAAGGGAGTTATTAACATAGTTATTCCTCTTTTTTTATTTAGTTATTATTATTATTATTGAAAATATAAATAGGCATTGTTTATAGCTCGTTTGTTACCTCAGAGGGTAGAGTGCAGGTATAATTTTAATAGGATTACCTCTTTGTTCCTAACCTATTTAAAGACCACATCTTGCCGTCTTGCTATATTGAGCTTTTTGGAGTCTTGTGTGGCCTTTGTTAAATTCATATTACGGATTATATCATTTTTTATAGACTATTACAACTACTTTCTAAATTAAATTTGATCTGGATAGTTTTGTTTAATATAAAAAGCTCTTTCATTTAAGTATTGTGTTTCTTCTGTGTCTAATATACAACGGCCTATATACTCTACGACTGGCGGAACGACAGCATTACCTAACTGTCTAAGTCTGTATGCCCTTCTGGGAATCCCATCATCCATTCCACTAGGTTGACTGATAGGTAACCATTCCTTTTTTCTTTTTTCGCTACGCATGGCGCTAATCTGTATTTGTGAGCATACTTGGCTAGATTCCTCCAATCTTTTGCCGTATCTTTGTAATCTCTCGATGTTGGGGTAGGCAACGATAAAAACTCTTTCCCTTCTGTGAATTGCACCAACGGAACAAGCGGATATAATATGCCATTCCGCATCATACCCGATCTCCCAGAGATTTTGTAAGACCAATGCAAGTCCTTTATTTCTAAGGGATGCGACATTTTCGATAATTGCCCAGGAAGGTTGGATTTCTTCAATGAGTCTTGAGAATTCTTTCCAGAGGCCACTTCTTTTTCCTGTGATACCTCCTGTTTTGTCTCTGTCGATGTTCGCGTCTGAGATGTCTTGACATGGGAATCCTCCCACAATAACATCTGGTTTTTTAATTTTTCTTTCTTTGATTTTTTCATAAGTTAAATTATTTATGTCGTTAAAAATAGGAACACTAGGCCAATGTTTTTGTAAAACCTTTTGACAATCAACATCGTTCTCACAAAAGGCAACAGTCTTGAATCCGTTTGTTCGTTCTAATCCAAGACTGAAACCTCCTATTCCAGAGAATAGGTCTAAGACATTTAAAAACATCTATCTTAGTTTCCAGGAATAATCTTTTTCTATATCGTCAAGCCTTTGTTGAAAATCAGAATACGCATTAAATTCTTCTTGTTCTTTTTCTTCAGTGTATCTGGCTATTCTTTCTTTTCTTCTGACTGACGGCCTTATCTCTGTATAAAGCCTCCATTCTTCAGCGTATTCAAAAGGCAGGTCTTGATCATATCCTCTAGGACTTAAACCATCTTTCAAAGCGTGTTGTTTTCTTTTACCGTTGGCTCTCAAGCGTCTTTGCAATGACGGATTCCTAAACTTGTCCTCTAGTTTTAAGAATAAATCTGCCTCTTTTTTTTCTTTATTTGTTTTGTAAGGTATTCTATATTTATAAGCTAATGCCATTGTTTGTTCCTCTCTTATTGATGATAGTTAAATTTTAACGTCTTTTTGTAATTGTTCTAAGGTTAAGTTTGGATTTCTTTTTACTTTTTTGTAAATCCACTTCAAAGAATAGGCACTCAATAGAAACCTATTGTTCATAAACACATGAGTTTGTTCTGTTAAATATTCGTTTAAATTCTTAGTATTTATTTTATTGGCCTCAGTTTCGTCTGGAATAATAGACTGTAACCACTCTACCAGGATTTCTCTACCTTTTCTTCTTAGTCGTTTAGCTTTTCTACCGTTCATATTAATCCCAATCCTCTTCAATAAAGTCTGGCCTAACAGATGTAATCTCGTGTTCGTAATCTTTAAAAGCCATTGGATCATCATTTAATTTATATCCACCATTCTCAAAGTATTCTTCTTCAGCTAATTCTTCACTTTCTGCCTCTACTTCGTATTCATCTAGCCAATAACCAAAAGTTTTAACGACAACAATATAAGGTTTCTTATACTTATCGAGATAATAATAGCTAACAACTCTGTCTAATCTGAAACACCTGTGTTCATCGTCTGCTGATCTATCGACACCTCTGAATGTAAAACCTTTAAAAGTATCGTCAATCTTTTCTACATCTACTCGCCTTAGTTTTGTTTCTTTTTCTGAATTAGTATAAGTAAAGATGACAGTACCTTTGCCGTCTAAACTTTCTTGTAAGCCTTTTTTAAATTGTTCTGTTTCGTATGCTTTCATTTTTTTTGCTATTCCTCTGTTAATTTATAAGTTATAAGTTTGTTGTTATTGTTGTTGTTATTGTCGTAAACAGTTAAATATTTAGAGCCGTTCATGCCGCTAATCCAAAACTTTAAATTAAAACTGGCTACAAAAGGCCTATCTTTTATTTTTCTAATGATGCGTTGCCTATAGTCTTTTGGATAGTGCCAGGATAAAGGTTGTTTATTCATCTCTTTTAAAATGATATGTTCTAGGATTTTCCAATCCGTTAATTAATTTAATATTCTTCATGCCACGCATTTTGAATATGCCCTTAGTCAAGAGTGTGTATTGTTTGTTGCCGTTCACTCTTATAACTAAAGACATATCTTTAAATTGTGTGAGATATTTCCTAGCCTCTGTGACATTTTTAAGATTCAACTTAATGCCGTAATGTATAGATTCAGTCATTCTACAATACCTTCCCTTTTTATTTCAGATTCTTCAATAAATAAATAGTCTATTGCGTTATCAATGTTTTCCCAACCCATGCCATATTCAGCATCGTGATTGTTAAGACAATAATCTAATACTTCCATACATTCTTCATCTGTTAAGTCAACATCTACAGTTTCATAGTTTTCTATAGCGTGTCTAACATCATCAATGCTCCAAATAATTGCGATTGAATTTGTTGAGTTATAGCCGTATCCGTAGTTAATTAGATTTGTATTTGTTAATTTGCTAATTTCAGTCATCAGGCATCTCCTCTACGGTTACTTCTTCAGGTGTGAGTTTTGGTCGTTCTTCGATAAACCCTTCATAGTATTCTTTTTTAAAGCCACCACTTTTATTAAATCGTTTACATTCCTCCATAGCCTCATCAAGAAAACGAAAATTGATGCTAGTATCTCTTTCCCCTGATATTCCGTCTGATACTTGAAATTCTGTATATTTTCCGCAGGTTGTTTGGCCAACGACAATACACCAATCTTCTTTATCTCCTTTTACTTTTTTACCCTTACTATCAACTTGGTAAAAAGCACAGCTAGTCCAACCTTCTTTTTGTTCTTCTTCATAAATAAAATCACTTATCATTTTGTCCTCCAGGATAATTGTAATTCTGTTAATCGTTCTGCCTCTTGTTCAATGTCATCCGAGTCTTTTATAACTTTTGAAAGTTCTTTATAATTGGCCTCTAGGAGTTCATCATAGACCTCTTGTTCAATTCTTTCTATCTCGGCTAACTCGTGGTTATCGTCAACATCTAATGCCTCTAATCGAGAATAAGCTTGATCAACAAAGGTATCTATGTGTGTAGGTATTGCCATTATGTTTCCTTATATTAATTTAATTGATAAGTTAATTCTACATGAAATAAAAAAAATTACAAGTAATATTCCCATCTTATCTTAGAAGATTTAGATTGTGCCGTATTTCTTTTTCTTTTCTTTGTATCCCAATCCATAAAAGATAATTGACCATGCATATGCCAATTAGAAGCTTTATATATTGTTCCTAAGTGAACATCTGTGTCTTGATAACTGACTAATTTGGTTAATTCTGGAAATTTCTTTTTAATTTCTTTAATCATTTTTGCTATAACATAAGTAGCTGTATTTTTTATACAAAAATCAGAAAGTGCTAATCTTCTTAATTCTAAAATTGTTTTACCGTTTTTCATCCTATTCTGAGCAACAGGAGATGACCATATACCCACACCTATTATAGCTTCGTTATATTTAAAAACATAACAAACATAATGTGTATTTCTAACAACATTAGACCAGTGTATTTTAGGAAGTCTGCTATGCCATAATTCATTAAGCATGCACGCAATTTGCGCTCTTGTTTCTTCTATTGTTATATCTTTTACAGTGTAAGTTATTTGTTTCTTATTAGAAGTATCCATAATGTGCTACTTTATGCGCCACTT